AATGGCCGCTTGCTTTAAGGTTGTGTACCCTGATGCTCGTACCAACGACTTCCACGCTAACGTCTCAATGCGCGTTTGTGGCGACGACAACGTTCTGGCTATTAAAGCGTTTGTTTTTGAAAGTTACAACTTCATTACCATCCAGCGCATCTTAGCCCAACACGGCATAACAATAACATCTGGTCGTAAGGACGGCGTCTCCGTTCCTGACATTCCCCGCCAACTGTTAACGTTTTGTAAGAAGCAAATTCTGTACAGCACGGAGCTAGCAGCTTATGTTCCTTTTGTGTCATTTCATACACTGATGGACCAACTATCCTATTCGCGTGACACTACTCGTGAGGGACTGATTCAAATCATAGCTTCCGCTTTACAATGGAGCTTCTTCCGTGGTGAAACCAAATACAATGGGGAAATTCCAAATGACGAACCACTTTTTAGTGAACAGCGTCAAATCATGTGTGCCATTGCTGGTATTGAGCCTCATAATTTTCCGGATTATAATGATTTCCGGGCGCGATATTTCGCTGCGGGCCGCCAACACGCACTCGTGACCTACTCAACAACACATATGCCAAGTACAACTAACTACGAAAAATTTTCCTTCCAAGCCGATGGCTTGTGTATACCCGACGGCCAAGCCGAGGGTGGGACTATGTCAATCCACACTGATAATTTTTATGGAAATGGTGACTCTGATATTTCTCCCGAACGACAAACTGCTGAACCTAATATTGGTGTACCACCCGTGCCTGCTGCCGGTATGGATATGCCTATCAATGGTTCAACAGTATCAACAGCTGTCGATGATGCCCTCGAACTTGGTGTCATTGCCGAATCAGCTCGCCTTACTCCTCAGCATGCTACGATGGCTCCAGTGGTTACGTGCAATGGGCCTCTTCTACGTCCGAATCTTAATGGGGTCCAAAGCGGGGTTGTCATGGATGATGATATGAGTACAGGCTTTCACGCCACCAACAAAAACTTCGGTGCAGAAGTCAATGAGACATCTTCAACTTTCTTCAAACATCAGTTTGGTCTGGTGGGAGTTTACAATTGTGATGGTGAACCAGCATCGATCATTTTTGATTTGCCTGTTCATCCCTTTCAGAAGCAGCCTAAAAACCTGTTTGAAAAATACACTCCTACACCAACTGAATTTCTCGCTCTTGTCCATACCTTCTGGCGTGGACCACTTCGCTTCCGTATTCAATTCATTGCACCTCGAGACGTTACAATGCGTATGAGTTTGCATTATATTGTTGGCCAGCCTAACCCACAACCGGCTATCACCATCGATCAAGCGAACCAATATCCAACGCTGAACTACACTTTTGATGCCTCTAACCGTGAGCTGCTCTATGAGGCGGCCGATTTCAATGCTATTCCGTGGAAGATCAATCCAGCTCGAGAAGGGACGTTTCCAACATTGACCGACTCAAGTTGCAATGGTCGACTAATAGCTATAATGCATCAGAAGCCACTTTCCAACATTAACTACAATCGTCTCGGCCAGATCATCGTTACCTTTGCGGGCGGCAAGAACTTCGATGTGCGTTGCACTCGGGTACCTCCTTGGATTTCTCTTGATCCAGTTTCCAAGCCTCCTGCTTTACGACATCACGAAGGCTACGAAGTCGTTGATGCCGTGCCTGAAAGTGGAGAAGCACCGCAAGAAGTCGGTGAAATGGGCGATCCTGTTCCAACAGAGTCTTTACCACCGCTTATTGCTCCAAATTCTGGCATTGGTCAAGCTGATAAAGTAGCCTATATCCAAGAAAGCAACGAAAGCACTGCCGCCATTCCTGCCGCTACCACACGCGTTCAATTCGTTAACGAAATGCGCCAAAATACCGTGCCATCTATACGGTTTGACCGCTTGGCCAATAGGTACGTCGTTCTAACACAGCTTCAGATTGCTGGTGATACAGTTTCCCAGTATGCTGTGGCTACTCCGAAAGAGTTACTCAAAGGCCAGGCGCTCTATCTTGCTAAATCAGCATTGTATTGGCGTGGTAAAGCCATGTTCCGTTTTACTCCCATCACTAATGGAACGGCGGGTGGTTTAGTGATCGCAGCTTGGTGGCCCTATCGAACTGGCACCCCTAGCATCGAACAGCTTTACTCACTTCCACACGTTGAGATAGACCTCTCATCTAACCAAAAGGTCGATTTTTCCGTTCCGTTCCAGTATTTCCAGGACTTTTTCAAAGGTCCTGATGTCATTTCTGGCGGTTTGCACTTGTTCATCTTGGGCACCGTCCAATATCCAACAGTCGGCAACATCGCTTATGTGCCTCTTCGAATTGAAGTCGCATGGGCTGATTTTGAAGTTTGTGTTCCAGTTCCTGTACCAACATGTCCTGCTGAATACGATCCACATGGTCAAGGCACTATCGTTGGAGAATCTGGTGGCAAAGGCAAATCATCAGGCATGTCAATCGACACTGCCAATATGACATCAGCGGCACGCAATTATTCACATATTACAGTGAACAAAACGCCGCCACTTGCGCCTTTAACTGCAACCAAAGCCTCCGTCGTTGAACGTGACTTGATACATATCTGTCACCGCCCGACTCTTGTTTTCGCGGACACTCTTACCATCCCCCCGGGTGGCAAAGAAGTTATCGAACTGGAAAATCCTACTTCATGGCAAGACAACACGCTTACTCGCGCTCGCGGGTTTCAGCCTATTCTAGCAGCGTTGTATGCCGCATTCTACGGTGATTGGGTTTGGGATATCATCACAAACTCCACCGAACAAAATTCGCGTATTTATGCGCGAACAACAACTCAAACCGGCGACGATGAGATTGATCTAGTCAACATGATTGGTCTTCCTGTTCCTGCTCCTGTCATTGGTAATCAGGATTGTCGCTTCGGTTATGGTGCGGTCGATGAGCCTTATCCATCTAATGCCACCGATCCTACCACCACGGCACACTTGCCGGGAAAAATCACACTGCGAAATTGCATCCGCAGTAACAACAGGTACGTAGCCTCCACCACTGGTCTTTTTGACTCGGGGGACAACACTGTGTCGTTTGTAGCGCTCTGGCGCGGATCCGAAGCCTCGGAAACAGATCACGTCGACATAGAAGCTTATCTCTCGCTCGGTGATGGAGCGCGCTACGGTATCTTTACTGGAATGGTTCCCTTTTATGTATCAGCAACAAACAATCAAGCTGGAGCCACTTCCGTCATCACTAATTACCCTGATTGGCATTTCTTGCCACCCTTGTAGTGATTTCTTAATAGCCTTAGTTAACGTCAAACTGACTAAGATACCCTGGGACATGGCCTAACACCTGTGTTTCTGGGGAATCCGTTTGACAACCAATAGTCACTTATTCGATTATTTGATTCCTTTAAATTTTAGTTTCATCTAACTGGACAGTAATATCCA